AATGGCTTTTGGAGCCAATATGTTACCTAGCGCAGGTATTTCAGATGTTTTGGGGTTTGCCCCTGATCTATATAAAGTAGGTGATACCATGCCTTCTTTCAGTGAAAACATAGAAAGCGGTAATTATTTAGATGCAGGGTTACAGACTTTGGGCGCTAGTGGTGATGTAATGTTGGCTGCTTCTCCGTTTTTCCCAGCTCTCATGGTGCCTGCTGCGGTAGTTAAAGGTATTTCTTCTGCAGGTAAGGCTATAAAAGGTACTAGTAAGGTTAGTAAAGTACCGGATGATTTAAATCTAGGCTCGGGCAGTTTATTCAGTCCTGAAATTAAAAAGGGTCGTAAACTTTTGATTGTGTCATGTAGTGCAGACAAATGCCCAGATCCGGGAGATATGGAAGCTTTTGATCGTTATACAGGGGATATGTATAAGACCATGAAGAAAATCGGGGTCCCTGAAGAGAACGTAGATTTAGCTATTATGTCTGCTAAATATGGTCTGATAAGACGAGACACAAAGATACCAAACTACGATGTAAAGATGGATAAAGAGATAGCAAACAATCTTTTGAAGGATCCTACTCATGTAAACCGTATAAAGAACACTATTGAGGATTATGATGAGGTTGTAGTAGAAGGATCTGATCTTTACAAAGGTGTGGTCAAAGAAGCTGCTGGCGATATACCTTTAAGAGACTTTAAAGTAGATTTTAAAAAGGCTGTAGAATCAGGCGAAGTAAAGCCTGATGGAGGATATGGATCGGGTAGACAAAAACAATCTGTAGGAAATTTTCTTAGATCTAATACACCTGTTGATGTGTATCATTTTTCTATGGAACCAGGTTTTTCTAAATTTGATTTAGATAAATTACCTTATTTAGATCTAGGTCCACATGTTGGGTCTACACCAAAAGCGGCATCTGACAGGTTTTTTACAAAAAACTATGGTATAATGCCGGATCTTAGTACAAGATATGAGGGTAAAACCACTGATGAAATATTGAAGGACATACAAGAACGAGGTATTAAACCTACCAACGAGAATTTTCTTGGAGGATCTATACCTTTAAAAGCAGATTTAAGTAAGCCTTTTTTAAACCCTGAAACAAAAAAACCTTTTACTGAGAAAGAGTTGGATATATATAAAGCTAACCAACTTGCTAGGCTTAGTAATAATAAATTTTCAAAAGATGATTTATTTTTTGAAAACCCTAATGTTTCAGACGATGACATAAGACAAGCTATGAAAAAACTTTCAAGAGAGTTGGCTGAGAAAGGGTTTACACATATACCTTATATTAATGATTTTGAATCTAAAGGTGATTTAAGTTACGTTATGTTGATAGATAGGCCTAAAGATAGTAAAGCTGTCCTGAAGGGAAAGTTTGGTAAGAATGATCCAAAAGAGAGAACTAATCCTGATATAATGAAAGAGGATGGAGGCGTCGTCAGTTTGAAAGACAAAGCGGTAAACATGAACCGTGGACCACAAGGTATTGAACCTTTTATAAAATTCATGGTATAGTACCCAAAAGGAGAGTTACATGGCAAGAGAACCAATAGGCAGTATGATGGAGGGTGTTCCATCTCAGATGGACGAAGATGAATTAGCTGCTGAAGTAGAGATAGAGATGCCAGACAGTCTTGACATGGGTCCTATCCCAGAAGACGTAGAGATTATGGAAGAAGATGATGGAAGTGTTATCGTTGATTTTGAGCCACGAGATCAACGAGGCACGACTGAAGACTTCTATGCTAACTTAGCTGAAGAGATGCCTGATGGGTTACTTGGCAGAATTGCGAGTGAGTTAACAGGTGAGTTTGATGAAAACAAGAGTGGTAGACAGGAGTGGGAAGATGCTTTCGCCAATGGTTTGGAATTACTTGGGTTTAGCTACGAAGAAAGATCACAACCATTTAGAGGCGCAAGTGGGGTTACTCACCCGCTTTTGGCGGAATCGGCAACGCAGTTCCAAGCCCAAGCCTTCAACGAACTGTTGCCCCCAACTGGCCCCGTGCGAACTACTGTGCTTGGATCGAGCACTCCTGCAAAAGAAGATCAAGCTCAACGAGTAAAGGAATTTATGAACTACTACATAACTTGTGTTATGGAAGAGTATACACCTGAACTGGATCAGATGTTATTTTATTTACCGTTAGCGGGTAGTACGTTTAAGAAAGTTTACTATGATGAGAATTTGGAGCGAGCTGTAAGTAAGTTTGTTCCAGCTGAGAATTTGATTGTACCTTACAACACCACAGATCTGGAAACTTGTCCTAATATCACACAGGTTTTAAAATTAAGTTTAAATGATTTGAGAAAGCGTCAAGTTTCTGGATTTTATAGAGATATACCTGTGATACCTGCTCAAAACGAATCAGGAAGTTTAACTGAGGAGATTGAGAGAATTGATGGTATGTATCCATCACAGATAGATTATGACTGTACTTTATTAGAATGTCATGTTGATTTGGATCTTGAAGGTTATGAAGAGACAGACGAGGACGGTGAGCCGACAGGCATCAAAGTTCCCTATATTGTCACTCTTTCTCAAGATAATGGCCAAATTCTATCGATTCGCAGGAATTACAGAGAAGACGATAAGAAAAAAGCAAAGATACAATATTTTGTACATTACAAGTTTCTTCCGGGATTTGGTTTTTACGGACTAGGACTTATTCATACCATTGGTGGTCTTTCGCGAACCGCGACTGCTGCACTAAGGCAGTTGATAGATGCAGGTACATTATCGAACTTACCAGCAGGATTCAAGGCCCGCGGCCTACGGATCAGGGATGATGATGAGCCTTTGCAACCGGGAGAGTTTAGGGATGTAGATGCCCCTGGTGGTGATATAAAAGCAAGTTTAATGTCTTTACCTTTCAAAGGTCCTGACCAGACTTTGATGAGTTTATTGGGTTTTGTAGTCGATGCTGGACAGCGATTTGCTACGATTACAGATTTAAAGGTTGGTGATGGAAATCAAAATGCAGCGGTAGGAACGACTATAGCGATGTTGGAACAGGGCTCACGGGTCATGTCTGCTGTACATAAGCGTTTACATTATGCGATGAAGATTGAGTTTAAGTTGTTATCTAAGGTTATGTCAGAGTTTTTACCTGACGAATATCCTTATAGTATAACAGGTGTTGATAGCAGTATTAGACGGGAAGATTTTGATGACAGGGTAGATGTATTACCTGTATCTAATCCGAATGTTTTCAGTCAGGCCCAGCGCATATCTTTAGCTCAAACTAAAATGCAGTTAGCTACAGCAGCTCCTGACATGCACAACATGTATGAGATTTTTAGAGACATGTACGAGGCGCTGGGCGTAAGGGATATTGACAGGATCTTGAAACGTACCCCAGAGCCCGAGGCTACACCGAAGGATCCAGCACAAGAGAACATAGATATTTTAGATCAAATTAAGTTAGTAGCTTTTGAAGGGCAGAATCATGAAGCTCACATAATGTCGCACATGGTTTTTGGATCCACACCTCTAGTCGCTCAATCTCCACAAATGGCGGTAGCCCTTCAAAAACATATAATGGAGCACGTTAAGATTGGAGCGCGTGAAAGAGCTGCGGTTGACTTAATTCAAGCCGGTGGTGGTCAGGCTTTATCAGAAGAGCAGATGATTGATATAGAAGCTAAAACAGCTCAATATGTAGCTGAGGGTATGTCACAACTAAAAGCTCTAAGTGGCCAATTAAGTGGTCAGGGTCCTGATCCATTAGTTCAGTTGAAAGAGAAGGAGTTGCAGGTGAAAGCGCAGGCTGAACAGAATGATTCTCAGATAGACAGGGCTAAACTAGGGCTTGAAGAGCAGAAAGTACAGCAGAGGGACGATCAATTCCAGCAAAGACTACAAAGTCAAGAAAAAATAACACAGGCTAGAATTGATTCTGCGATGGAGCGAGAGTTATTGAAACAACGAAACAACCAAGGGGGTCAATAATGGCTAAAAGTAACGGAAATTCAAAAGTTAATTTAGGATCAGGAGCTCTTATTTTGGCTTCTAAAGCCGTCAAAGAGATAAGGGATCACTTTGATTCTGTGGATGAATATAATAAATCCAAAGGTGTTGAGAAAAAGAAATTAGGAGGAGCTGTAGGACGCTCTACCAAAGTAAGAGGTATATAAAATGGCTAAAGAAGGTGATAAAAGAAGCGAGAAGGATTTGAGGAAAGAGTTTTTTGATGGTCCTGCTTCAGATTCTATGA